TCTTCATAGATTCCTTTTTAGCAGCAGCTTGACCCTCTGCATCATATGTATATTCTTTATCCCCTACTTTTGGCATTCTTCTTTCTCCTTTTTCTAGCATCTACTGTTGGTAATTTACCAGTTTTATTCATGTAATCCAAGTTATCATATCCAATTTTTTGTGCTGACTCTGCTGTTATAACATATTCATTTTCAGTCAACAATGCTGGGATATCATCAACAGCTTTACCGCCTTTATTATACTTCTTTCTTTTGGAGCCTTTCAAACGACTCTTCTCCTTTTTACCTTTATTTTTACTAGATTCGACAAATCCAGTAATCTTGCCTTTACTATGCGAGGCATCCTTTCCATCTCCATTGCCATACGTGCCTTGCTTTCGGTTAAATTTATTTAACTTAGCACGATATTTAGACTTATGTTTCTGAAACTTTTTATATTCGTCTTTATAGTCTCTAGACATTATTAAGTTTCTGCTATAACTACAACAAATACTCTGTCACCATTTAATGAGCAAGAACCAACTGTCACTTTTGCAGATACTGCAGAACTAGAAGTTAGCCAATCTTCAATTCTTTTAGAAAGGCTATCATTACCTCTTCCATCTACTTGACCATCGGCATTCGTTGCTTCATGAGCATCTTGTATAAATGTTTTACTTATAAAAGCCATTTATCTCTCCATGTTAATTATTAAAATTTTAGTAGATTCGGGAGCTGCCCTTTATACGACAACTCCCATAGTTCTACAAAACTATTAATCCTTACTTATTCGGATTTTATGAAGCAGCAGCTGTATGGAACAATGTGTCAGAACCTAGAGCAGCAGCAATGCCTCTTACATACCAACGATTTCCATCGGTAAATATTTGAACATTATCTCCTGGACTAGCAGCAGCAGTAAAATTGATATAATCATCATTATTTACGGCAGTATCACCAGCTGCGTCTGCAACTGATGCTATATGTCCTACAACATCTACGCCAGAGCCAAAATCGATATTAACAATTTGACCCATTCCACCATCAGAACCATCTGTATCTTCAGTTACCCATACTTCGCAATTCCAACCTGGAGGAAGGTCTGCCACAGTTGGCAAATCTAACTCAGTTGTTGCAGTTGGGTGTACTAAAAATATAGTTCCGCTATCCGCTTCAGTCACTGTGTAGTTCTCAGTAATCTTTTTAACTTTCTTTACATAAGTACCAGTCAGTGAACTATTTTCATTAAGATAATCACTTCTCATTATTCATAACCTCCTTAATTCAAGTCTGTAAATGAATACAGCATGTGAGTTTCGGGGATGGTGATTTCAAGACCTGCTTCTGTTAGAATCATGTCTTTTCTTAAATCCTCATCAGCCTGTTGAACATTAGTAATAATGTGTGTATCTCTATTTAATCCGTTTCCAACAAGTGGTCGATAAGCAAGTTGACCCATATCAGCCATAAGCAGCATACCAGCTGAAAGTCCTCTAAATAGAGGCTCTCTTATAATGTTCAAGTCTCCATGAACAGTATTTAGCATCATTACTTGATGACCGAATGAACCTTCTCGTTGAGACCAATTCATTCTATGCGGAGATTGATTTGTATTCGCAGCTGCATTATCTATTCCGTCAGAATGCTGACTAAAAGCTAATGAATTAGTTACAAATGAACCATCTCCAACTTTGTTGAAAAATGAAATCACAGGTAGACCTGCTAAAGCAAGTTTAGAACTTCCTCCACCCCTTGCAGGGTCAAAGAATACTTCGAAGTCGCTAAGGATAGTATCATACGTTACAGCTGTTGAAGCTGCTGCACCAAAGTATGGGTTTCCTGCACTATATGAGCAAGAACCAATTGCTTCAGCTTGTCTTCGTACGATAATATCACCTAAAAGACCTGCTGAAGTTTGAACTCCATTTTGTCTTCCTTTTTGACCGAAAAGCATTGCTCTTTCGATATCTACTTTGTGTTCTCTTAGTTTTAAATTCCAGATTCTATTCCATTCGTTTGCATATCCTCTGTAATTAGTAGCAATAGCTGTATTTGTCATCTCAGCTGCTGTTTTAAAGATTTGTGTATAACCAAAATCATCATCTAGAGATTTAGACCATACGTCAGGAGACCCTGAGCCTTCTTCAAACGCAGTACCTATAACTTGAGCTTTATCACCATCTGCAATTGCATCATAGCCAGATTCACTTGAATTACCAACACTTAAACATGTAACTTGACATGTACTTTGTGTTGTTTCATTTGAAATACTGTCTATTCTAACAATCGCATGTGATTTGCCGTCAACAACTTCCACTGCAAGTACCATACCTTTTAGAAGCCAATCAACAGCTGCGCCTGCTCCGTCATCAAATGCTACGGAACCACTAACGCCTGCTGCTAATGAACCTAATGCTGAATCAGCATATACACTTCTATTTGTCCAGTCAATTTTAGACCTATTTTCTAGGAATCTAAAGACTGGGTCTGTGGTTGCTACTTTACTAACCTTATTTAGATATACAAAAAATGGAGATTCATCTGGTGCTAGCTCTGCTACTCTATCGCTCCAGTCGTATAAACGTCTTTGGTCGCCCGCAACACCATGAGCGGCTGCGTGAGCATTAGCAATAGTAGTGGCAGCATCCGCACTGGTAATAGAACCAGCTCGAATTGTATTTGCTGCTGTTGCCATGATTTATTTCTCCAATTTAACCCTCAATCAACTGCGTATAAACGCCTTCAGGTAGGGTTTGTTATTAAGGTAATCGATTTGAACTTCTACTAGCAGCTATGACTTGCTTGAATATCTCATCATCATCATTTCTCACTTGTGGAGCTTGACCATCAAGTATTCCACCAGGAGTTGGTTGACTTTGAGTATTCCTAACATTGTCTAGTCCGCTAGGAGGAATCACATTAGTATCTCCTCCTGCAACAGTATTATACATTTGAATCACAGTATCCAATCCATAATCAGCAGGATTACGGCTTGTAAACTCCATAAATCCTTTTATCTGTTCATCATTAAATCCACGACCTTTCAATTCATTAGTTAAATTAACCATGCCTTGTTTAACATTCATTTCTCTAGACTGTTCTCCTACAGCATTATTAACCGCAGTATTGATTGTATTTTCTAATTCCTGTTGTCGGAATTGATACGACTTAGATGATGGGTCATTATAGGCTTCCCATGGGTCGAATTCTTCTGCGCTTAATTCTAGTTTTGGTTGTGTTGGTTGACCTCCCTTTGCAGCGTTGTCGATAATTTCAACAACATCAGGTCGAGATTCCAAAAATCTTCCGATTTCTTCAAAACCTTTAAGCCTTGAGTTTTCCGCAGCTAGTTTATCCTTCTCACTTTGGAAGTACTTTGCTTGTTCTTCCCAGTTCGTAGAACTCTGTTGCGTTTCACCATTTACATCTTGCCCTACATTTTCAGTGTTGTCACCTTGTAGATGTTCACTTTCATATGCGTTTGTCATTTTAACCTCCCTTGGTTACGATTTCTCGTCTTTTTGAGCTTGACTACGTTTTTCAGAATCATTCTGTAGACGTAATTTCTCCGATTCGAGTTTGACCGCATCTCGGAGTCTTCCAAGTGTGAGTTTAGTACCAGCTTTTTGTTCAAGCTCGTTCTCTTTCAACCCACTCTTAAATTTCTCGACTTCAGTTCGTTTTCTTGCAGAGATTGATTCTCTATGAGCTGTTTGTAAATCTCCTTGAGTATTCTTCAACTGCTCTTCTAACTGTTGTACATAACTTTGTAATTTATTAATTTCATCAGTTCTTTGCAAGACACCTTCTTTATCAAATATTTCTGTTTTCTTCAATGCTTCATTCCTGTCAATTAAACCAGCTTGATATGCTTCCATGTATATTTGCCATTCACCCCACTTATTAGATGGCATTGTAGAGTTTCCAATTACTCTTATATCAAATTGACCTAATCCAACTTCATTTTCAATCCCCATAATAGATTGTGTTTTATCATCATACATTCTTTTATTAATCATAAACTCGGTAATATCATTATTTGGCTGAACAATTCTAACCTTCTTTTGAAATGTATAATGACTTTTTGCTAAATTATAAACAACCTTACCACATCTTTTAAGTGAACCTTCAATATCTCTTAATTTAGATTTAGAACGTCTTTGTCCAAAATCCTCCATCATCATTGTAGCTGATGATGTTCTTGGTGCTGCTTCCGTATTTCCTTGCATCATTTCAAAAATACCCATATTTAAATCAATATATCTTTCGATTAATTGTGGTAATTGCATAATTGAATTTGCTAATGGTTGTGGAGCAGGAAAATGAGGTTCCCCAAAAGATGGGTCGTATTCGATAGTAGCATTCGGATTTGCCCAATCTTTCTCTAACTCTTCGACATCATGGACACTTCCTTGAGGGATGAGTAGTTTTAACCCTGAGCTTGCTTGTGCGTGCGAGGTGATAAGTGACACCACCTTATTGAGAAACCTTTGAAATGGTTTATTTTTTCTAACATCACTCATTGGATATGGAGTGTTTGTCCATATATTTGGCACTGGAACTATAGGATATATATCAGTATCTAATATATGCTCATATAAAACTATCTGACCAACTATACATGTTAATTTAATTCTTGTTTGAAGAACTTCTACAAAATCAAGTTCATTTCTTTCTCGTGCTTCAATTACCTCTTGTTGCTCCATAAATAATGCAAATTCTTCTTGAGATAATACTTGTTCTTGCTCAGTTCTTAAGTCCATCACTCTATAGTAAGGAACTTTAATTTTTGAATATGATTCAATTAGTCTATATTTTTCTACTTGAAATTCATCTCTATCTTTAATATTGTCAGGAGTAAAAGAATCAATTGTAGTTTTATTTGTTGATGTAGGATAATCTTCGTCATCCGAATCATTCTCAATCATGTCAATTAATACTTTATCACTACCTTCTTCAACTGGCTCCATTAATTGTGGATATAAATCAACTAATTGACTTCTAGTAAAAATAGTAGAAACCATCATACCTGTGGCATCATCAAAATATCTTTTTCTAGCATTAGGGTCCACTACAACTCTAAAAGGATTAATGCTTGTAAACTTAACTTCTCCTCTTCCAAAATCAGCTTCTTTGTCTAGGTATACATAAAAATATCCTAATCCAGTAATAGTATAATCATGAACAGCTTGCTTGAACGCTTCGTCACCATCAGATATATCCCATATATACTCTAATAAAGTTTTCCATACATTTGCCATTTTGTTATCAGAGTCTTCTCTTCCAACAACAGAAAACTTTGGAGGCTTAGATGTTATAATTGCTTTGAATTGTTCTATAGCTGAATATAATCTGTCCATAGGAACAGATGATTGATTTCTTGATTGCAGCTCTTCTACTTCACTTCCAGTGAAATGATTTCCTAAATAAAAGTCAATATCTTCTCTCGCTGCTGTATCCCAATCACTTCGTGCATCATCCCAACGCCTGTACAGGTCCTTTATCTCTTTTGCCCTAATATCTTCCTTTATCATATGCTGTAATATAAATCAGTTTTATATATAATAACAATCATTTTATTCTTGCTCCTGTCATCCAATCGTATAATTTTTTTGGTTTATACCATTTTCCATGCTTATCCTTCTCTTTAACCTTCACTTTTCCAGCCTTGGGATTTCCTCTTGCAAATTGAGTTGCAAGCCAAAAAGCATCAATAGTATCATCATGTGAACCTTTAGGAAAGTCTATCAATTCACCTATAAAGTCATGCATATCCTTTTTTAAATGAACAGCACCAGCTTTAAACATAGGTTGCAATCCCTCAAATAATCTATCCTTCTTTTTTTGATTTCCATAATTTTTAATACCTTGCTCAATGCCAGGTAAGAATAAGCCTTCTCTTTTACTCTTTTTCATTACATAATCACGCAACATCTCTTGATATGCAATTGTTTCTATATTTATTCTCCGTATCGGTGAGTATCGTTTAGCCATTTCAAATATCTTGTCGGCACACTCCATCGGTAAAACTCTTTGCCTCCAATATTCAATAACATAATAATCATAGTCTGAAGTAACGCCAATAACCATAATAACAGAATAGTCACTGTGAGTAGTGGTAGTCGAAGCAGGGTCAACACCCATGTAAATATTGATATATTCTTTATCTTCGCCATCCCTGTGAATATACCACGAATTGTACCCTTCATCGAATCTAACATTCCCTTTATATAATCCATCATTTATATCCTCCTCGCTAAATATTTGGTCCTCAGGCGACTTTGCCTGATTCATATATTCTTGATAAAATTTTGCTGGGGTACCAGAATCAATATAAAATTGCTTTCTTTCCTCCAATTTCTTCATACTCCATCTGCTTGGCCAGATTGGAAAGCCGTCCTCTATAGCCTTCCTTGTAAACACTTCCCATGCAAATTGTTCCCCAGTTTTTTCACATTCTCGATTTTTTACCACCAAGCCATTCAAAAATGAATCGTAATGGACTATCGTCCCATTGCACCAGAGAAAGCCGTTTTTGTCAAAATCTATAGCTGGATATACTGCTGCGGTCACCCATTCCTTGATTTGCCTTCTTGACTCTGGTGTCTTGGTGTTTAACTCTGATTCGAAGTCATCAAGAATAATACCTGTGTATCTTGTCGATAGTTGTTTTTTTCCTCTTAATCTTTGTGAAGTACCCTTGCCAATCATTCGGCATCCGTTTTTTAAGGTAAATTCGTCCTTTGTCCACTTATCTCCCTCCAAATCACCAAAATAGTAATGTATAGCTGGATTTTCAAATATATGATTTTGAATCCATGCTAAATTATCACGTGCTTGGTCCTGTGCTTCACCTATCCATGCAATAAACTCAGGTTTCTCTTTAGTAGCAAAAAGGAACCTGTGAAGAACAGCTGTAGCTGCTAGGGTAGATTTTGCATGGTCTCTAGGTAAAACGAGTGCTAATTGTTGAATATCTTTACTTAATAGATATTTTCCAACATCATAATGAAATTTAGGTGACTCACTTGCAAGGAAATCGGCAGGACTAAACAATTTTCCAAATGTTATTAAATCTTTATAGGCAAGCTCTAATACTTCTTCATTCTTAGAAACATTACCATTGAGGTTGAGATTAGCCATTATTCATCAATTAAATTATTAATAATTGATTCGCCTCCCATAGCAACTGGGGCTGCGCCATATTTTTTCATTAATTCTTCTCTAAATGAAGGTCTATACATATATTCTAATTGTTCTTGCGCGTACCGCTGTTTTTTACCCTTGCCAATAAAAGGGTTATTTTCTCCATACTGCATTTGAGTTCTACGTGCAATAGTTTCCCACCAACTACTCAAATACTCTTCATACATATCACCATCAATATCTCTTCTTCCTGTTTTGTCTCTAAGTTTTTTATAAGGAAGTTTATTTATATTTATTCTTAATAAAGTTTTAAAACTATCTAAATCCCAAGCATTAGATATTTCACGCCTTATATGTGGCATATCATAATATGAAGCTATTTTTGCATCAAGTCGTCTTCCTTGATAAGATGCTATTCCACTTTTACGAAAATTAGTCATTCTATCACTAATACGATTAAGGAATTTTTGATGAATAGGCTGTCGCGAAAATAATGTTTTAGCGTTTAAAGCTATACCAGCTGTATGGTCTGCCATATTAATTATATGGTCAGCCTCATGAACCATTACCGATGGACTGGGCATAGGTTTAACAACAATATCATTCTTTCCATAATCAGCATAGCCTCCAACTCTATCAAATCGTTTAGAATCTTTGTAAGGAAACCGCCTATTTGCCATTGTATAATCATATTTTTTCGCAGGAAAAGCTATATTTATACTAGTGTTGCTTGTAATTTGCTCAACATTTTTAACATAATGACTATATAAATCAGCATCATTTAACAAAACTTTTTTAAATTCATCAACACTAGGTGTTAAGTCTTTATATTTTTTCTCTTTAAGCTGCCCAGTCTTTGTATCAAATTCTATTCTCCAGTCATCTCTCCCCTTGAGCTTTGCACGAACCCCAAGTTCTTTCTTTACAGCAGCTACAGTTGCATCATCCACCCCTGAAGGCAATCTTTTTAATATTCCTTGAGTCTCGTCACCTACTACCATATTAACTTTTTTACCTTTATATGGTTGACTTCTCATCAATTTTATATCACTAGTTGGAAACATTCTATTTATCATACGACTATAAGCATCTTTACTCTTTGATTCATTTGCCATCCAATTATAGGGTCTCGTATATAATGGCTGTAACCACTTTGGTAATTCATTAACATTAATAGATACAATATTACCCATCGGACCAGATGCTTTGTTTCCATATCCTTTGCTATGTAAATATTTACCTACTCTAAATTGAAGGTTATGCATTGAACTATCTAATACATACCCCGTATACGACTTCACTGCGTTGATATCAAATTTCATTGTTGATACTGCGCCGCCAACTTTAAATGCTCCATACATCAATGCCCCGAGATTCGTTTTCCCTTCAGAAGAAACTCCTGCTACATCCCATAAATGCTTTAATCCTTGCTCAAAAACGTCACCATGCTTTTCTCTGTAATCTTGTAAAAATTCACTTTTCTTTGCAACTAAACTTAAATAATCATTACCAGAATCATTATCAGCGAAACGATATGGACTTGCTCCAACAAGCATCGATTGAAAAGATAAATCTAATCCTTTACCTATAATGCCTGCTGTTTTGTCACCAACCTTATGAACAAGGTGCCCATAAGGTATTTTCCAATTTTGACCAAAAATCGTTTCAAATACTTGAGCGGTTGATTTTGCAGCATTAGTATTAAAAACATCTCCATATTCATTAATATGATTTTGTATAACTTCTTGTTTTTTATCTTGCCCACCATATCTTAATGAACTACTACTATAATGCAATAATTGCTCTAATCCTTTTAAAATTCCTGGTGTTTTAGGGGCGTCTGGGTCTTCAATGTCTACAAATGTAGATGTGGGCACTTCTTCGTTTCTTAATAAATCTGATGCACCACCATAGCCAAAAGAAGTTACTTTATAATTATTATCAATAAGACCATCTATGATTGAATCATCTTCAATTGATAATCCTAATTCTGGATATTTTACCCCTATATTATCTTTGTTAGCCATTATTTAGTATTAAACCATGGCTCGTCAGTATCTTGAATCCCTTTTTTAAAATAAGAAAAATCTTCTATAAGTCTATCTATCATAGAATGCCCTGTTTCCTGACCATACAATAGTTCATGCGAACCTTTCATCCCTACCTCAGAATTATCTAATAACCATTTTGCCAATGCATTAACAGCAGTCTCTGCGCCAGAATGCATTGATTCTCCAACGCTTGAAGCATTATCGACCGCCATTTGCTGCAATTTACTTAAAACAATCGGCGTCTCCCTTACAAAGTAATCAGATAAATCCTCTACGTTTGGATTTTCTAATACCTCTTGGTCAACTGTGGGTTGGTTAAAATGTCCATATTGATTCTTCATTTAAAACTCCTTAATTAACTCAAAGTGGGGAAAATCATCGAAATTGTTATCATCAACCTCGAAATTCTTATTCCAGTCTCCTCCCCAACGTATATTTATTTCCATTGATTGTGCTATTCCAAGAACAAAGCCTGCAAACAGATGGAAACGTTCTCTATCATCCCAGTCAATGGGATAAGGGACCACATCAACAGCACGACTAGGATTAGCGTTGTGACGACCATTTGGGAACTTAACCTTTGTTTTTCCTTCTTCATATAGCTTATTCTGCCTTTCTCCAGACCTATGTCCTTCAAGCACACTACAATCTACATATTTTATTACTTCATTGAATAAATCTTGCAAATCCTCATGGCATGTTGCAAGTCTACTTCTTGATGTTCTTCCAAATTTTGGCATTATTCAATCCCCCATTCCCACGGCTCATCTTTTTTACTTCTCATATAATCACGATATCCTAATTTAGACCCTATAAATGTATTAATGTTACCCCTGACTCCAGATTCAGTAAACACAGTACCCTTTAGTCCAGTATTTACTAACTTCATCTTTTCCTTTGCGTCCATAGCTTTAAAGGTTTTTTGTATACGAGCAATATTATCAAGCATACGTGACAACTCCTCATCCGATACTCCAAAGAAATTACTAACTGCTTTATTATTTTTTACGAATTTTAATAAATCATATTTTGAGCCAGTAAAATTTCTAATATCATCTCTTAGTGACGACTCGTAACCTTTGATATTACTTTTAAAATGCTCCTTTGCATCATAATAATCACCAAATTCATCCCCATAACCTTCATTTTCCATGTATTCACCTAAAGTTAAACCTGTCATTGGGTCTTTAATATTATCTTTTGCCCATTCTATTCTATCTTTCCCTTTTATATCTTGTGGAGCATCATCTGCATCAATAGATTTATGTTGAGAAAGAATATTCGCCCTATTCTCTATATCACTAATAACTGGTTTATTAGTAATATAATTATCAATAAGTCCTTGAATAACACTTGAAGATATTGAACTAACATTTGGATTTTGTTCAATATATGCATTAATCAATGAATCTCTTATACTTTCTTTATTAAGCATTATGCTTTCCCTTCTATACCATCATATTCAACTTTTAATGTAATCAGTTCATTTTTCTGATTAAACTCTGAACCACAGTGAGGACACATCCAGCCTAGAATATCACAATTTTCATCTACTAAGCCTATTCGCCTACTGTATTCAGCGTTATAATATAAGTTTCTGTCGCAAACCATGCAAGGGTCTTTTTCTTCACCCTTTTTATTTTTTTTCGCTTTCAGCGTGACCGACAAGCTTGATTTCTTGCTCATTCTTAATTTTCTCCAATTGTTCGGGGGTAAAACCTTGCCAAACTGTTAATTGTTCTGATTTCTTTTCTGTGTCGAATAACCCAGCTATTTTAGCTAATGAGTCCAATGAACGCAATCTATCGCTATCTCGTTCACCAATATCGGCAATATCCTTATATCTACCAATAATATACTCTGGAGTTACTCCTTCTTCTTCAAGAATGGCTTTTATTTCTTCAGTTACCATATTTTGTACATTCTCCTGTTTCATTAATTTCTGTGCTGCGGTCTTAATGTAGTTTTCGCTCTCAGCCTTTGGATACGTCATACTATATGCCTGCGTCACACCAATACCCGCAGCTACATATCTTGCAAAAATTCTTTCGTTAGGTAGCTTATTATTGCGGTTTTTACCACTAAATCTATAAATGTTCTCTGCAACACCATTAGCTCCAATCATTTTGGTGTTTTTTCTTGAACAGACAAACGAACCACAGACAGTTCTTACCACTTTTTGCCTCTTTTCGCCCGAAATGTCTTTAAGGTAGTAAATTTTCAGTATTTGGCAAATATTCATGTCATCAGTAAATACCCATTCACCCTCTCTTCCCTCTCTCCAGTTACGCTCAGGCGTGATATCAGGGTGTTTTGCCTTAAACTCCTTTAAATTGTCATAAAGGTAGTGAAATTTGCCCTTGATTTCTTTGTAATCCATAAAATAATATACAAAAGAAGAAATAACAGTTGCACTATAAATTTTATTTTACTATAATACTAAGCGGTATATGGGTTGGCTAAACGCTTTTTGCGTATATCGAAGTAAATGGCTACAAAAAGGGGATTTGTAACACAGCCACAAGCAAGTCGAAGACAATTGAGCTAGTTACCGAAAAGATTGTCCTACAAAATTAACGGCTCCGAAGGAACTAAATGGTAGAGGCTAATCTTCTTTCTTTATGTTAGGGGATTAGATGGTCTCTACCCAAAACTCACCAAAGGAACTACACTTATGTTAATTATATTCTATACAATCATCATATTCTCCATAACATTAGATGAAGTATGGAATATCTATAATCCTAGAATTAATCCAATTAAACAATATTCAGCATTAGAATGGGAAAAAGATGATTTTTATTCCAAAAAAATATATGGACAATGGATATTGAAGAAATCTAGAAAATCTGATAACGAAACAAAAAAATATGTTAGACATGTATATTGGATTCAAATGGTAGAAAAATATCCTAAATTAAAAAAATTGCCTTAGAATGCGTCTCTCTCTTTATATAACGCACCACCACCCCCATGATTGCCCCTACCCCCTCGCCTCTTGGGTTGAAAATTTGGTTTAAATTAGAATTTATAAAGTATAACTAGAAAATCAACAAATTATAGAAAAAGAGAAAGCCACCTATAATAAGTGGCTTTCATGTGGTGGGATGTTTGGTAGGTTGTACGGATGTTATTCTTTATTACATGCATCAATGAATCGTAGTTCATCGAAGTTATTATTAATTATACTTAAGTAGTCGCTTAACTCTTCAACTAATGCATCCTTGTCTATTAATGTATTATCATTATGAAATGTATTTCTATTTATTATCTTTGCTAATGCTATGAAGTGTTTACGTGTCATTATATTATAACTCCTCTTTTGGTGTGCCGTTATTATTATTTATCTTACATTCTAAACTATTATATATATGTTCGTAGTTTATAAATCCACTTTCTACGACCTTCTTACCGTTATATAGTGTAATTTCTTTATAATATCTAATATACTTTATGTTATTATTATTCATGTCTTAAACTCCCTTTTTTTAATGATGTACAAATATAATACATTTTATTATTTATATACTAATTATTTATTATATATATTTATTTTATTTATTACTTGCAATATATATATTATCGTTGTATTATTATACGTTCTTTGACATAATAACTAATGCGACTAAGTGTTGCGAAAGGTGGTCTATATGGCTAATAGTAATGTAAAAGATTTTCTAGGTGTTAAGAAAATCAGTAAACCAAAGACAAAGACAAACAACACTAATAAATCACTAAAAGCATTAATAAGTGATAGAGTAAACCAAGTAATACATGAAACTCTATTAAATGAATTTAGTGATTACTACAAGTGCATTGAAGCGACTAGCTTTGCTAAGACTAAAAATGATGATGAACGAGAAATTGTTAATCATAATGGATGGAAGCTAATGATTCCAACAACATACACAAATGATAAAGGCGAAACATTTGAAGGTGATGTATGGAGTGTAGGCGAACCAACATTATATATCAAAGGTCTAAAAGCAACAAATGAAAGCAATTTCATTTTTGATTATAAAGAAACACAAAAGGCTACAATCACTAAAGAAACAAAGTAAGTAACACAAAACAAAAAACAATTAAGCACAATCATTTAATTATGGTTGTGCTTTTTTGTTTATAGCAATAAAGGAAAAACATTAATGACAAGTACAACAATAAATGATTATTTAAAACAATATGCAAAGGGTAGCGAAAGCGACCACGAAATAGAATGTACAAGAAATCAGTACGGTGTAGTAAGAATAATAGTAAGAGCGAAAGTAATACCTTGTAGCTGTTGCAAGGCACCAACCAAAAGAAATAAATTAATAGATAAGAGATGGACTGATGGACAAGGACTGAGGCGAGAAGCCAAGATGTGCCCAACATGTTCTGCTGTCTCAAAAGATTTGTATGGTATCTAAAAACGATAGCTGGAGATTTGTGCATCGCCACAAAATCACTATCACAAAAGGAAAGGGTTAGGCATGACTGATAATAAAAAGGAAACAGATAGAAAAAAGCCAACAAGCATATTTGCTGCATTCAGAAACGCAGAGCATGCAAAATGGGCATTTGATAACATTTATAACAAACTAAAGAAAGATGAGGCATTTGAATTGGTGCTGTATGTCGGACAGCTTGAAACAACAATGAGAGAGGGGTATTCTGATGACAATGAATAGCGTATCAATAGTAAATTATTTAACTGATATGGTAGGTGATGGCAAGCAAATAGAAGATGTTCCAAAACAGATAAGGGTAGGTGCTTGTAATTATGCATTTGTAAGAGGCGATATTGGTCTTGAGCTGTGGGTATGGGCTGAAGACCAGTGGTGTCAGGTATCTGATTTAACTTGCATGAGAGTATGGCAATACCAAGAAATAAAATCATATGCTGTGGCTGTTGGTATGGTAGAAGAAGATGAAGATTTATTTATTTAAATAATAACTGGGGATATTGACAGGCGAGTATACCAGGTACAGAGGCGTAAAAACCAGAAGTCGCTGTGTGCTAACGAGGGTCAAGCCCCAGTAAAACTAATAGGAGAAACTGATGAGATACGGAGTAAACATTAACGCACTGGCATATTATTTATATAATGCTGACTTTGAACTGTTCAAAGAGGATATATTTGAAGATGATAACTTTACAGATGAGTATGTGCAAGATAAATTCAGAGAGTTTCAAGATAACTTCTCACACTTTCTGTATAGCTTGTCAAACAATCACAGAGCAAAGTTAGCTGAAGCCAGCATGAAACTTTATTTAATGCATAACAGATAAAATCACTATCACAAACACAAGGAGGCAACACATGGAACTAGACAGAGATTATTTATACCACTGCGGAGGCTGTGGTGAGGCTGACAAAAACTACCCTGATAAAAAGACAGAGTGTGAGCATTGTCATGGCACTGGTCAAGGTAATGATATCTTCCAAGATGAACCAGAGGAATGCGGTGGCTGTAACGGATATGGTGCCTATCTTGACAGAGTGTCACCAATAGAATATCATGAATGGGCAAGAGCAGATGCTTATGGGATATATACTGGGCTGTATTGTGATAAATGTTATGACAACCCAGAGAAATATACATATCGTAAAGACAGATATCACGATGAAGGATATGCTGGAGAACGAATGGAAGGGGATTATTAAGATGGCTAGAAAATACATTGACTACTTAAAAGAACAGATATATTACTGGAAAAAGAAAGCTAAGGAATCAACAGGCTCTATTGTAGGGCATGCTGAATATATGTACGAAGGATTCAGAGAACAGTTAGAAAAATACAAAAACAAGCAAAGGAGCAACAAATGAGTACAATAATAGAACAGATAGTAAAAGAGCATGAAAGAACAGAGAGATTGAATAAGATGATTAAGGACATCAGAGATATCTTTGACTTTACTGGTCATGAACTGGATATAATCAATCACTTAAAAGAATGGAAGAAAGCACAGCCAATAACAACTATGCAAGTCAAGAATATTATAGGCGAAGTTAGGGATTTAATTGATGATGCACGACGGCAGGCAAGAGATATAATAAATGAAGTTGAGTCTGCTAGAAGTTGTTTGGATGAGGCAGAGTACTATAGTCCTAATGATTATCTTGATGACGCAGAGCAGAAATTAGATGATATCTTAAGTGACATTGAGTCAACAGAAGAAGTGAAGGAGGCTTAATGGAAATAGTAGCACTTATAGTCATAGCTTTACTGATTTACGAAATGTTCATAAGAATATAACAAGGAGGTAACAGATGAAAAAATACTACATTGCACTCTCTTTCTATGTGGAGGAGAGTGCTGATATGTTGGAGACAGCAAAGTTCAAGGCATTATCCAAAGTAAGATACAAGGGTGGTCCAATGAAAGAGCTTGCTGCTGTTGGAATACACGCTGATGATGAATGGCGTGAAATCACTATCACAGAGGAGGGCAAAGAAAATGGATAGCTTATACACTGATGCAGAAGAGTTATTGTATGATTTTATTTTCCATGAGATAGCTGAAGAGCAAGACTACAAAACAATCAAAGAGCAAGTAATGGAGCTTGACTGCTATGATGAGATACATTCAATAGCAGATAGCTTGACACCTATATATCATGGTGAATTACTAGAACTTGCTTGTGATAATAATGAGTTAGCCATCACTGAGCCAGAGTTGGGACCAGCATTTGGTGGAGAGCCGACACCTATAAATATAATTGCAGCAAATGTATATGAATTTATATGTAATTATATGTATAAGAACGAAGAATCAATCAAAAAACAGGTACTCAAAGAGTATCATCAACAAATGAAGGGAGAAAAGTAATGACTAACACAAATGTAATAACAATAGAGAAGGGCATACCAGTACCAGAGGTGATTGGTCGTGGTAGTAAAATTAAATATGACTTTATAAAAACAATGGAAGTGGGCGACAGTTTCTATATAAATGGAAACACCCCAGACTTCAACCCTACTACTGTAAAGCAACATATTTATAAGCAAAATGCTACTACACCATATAGATACACAGTAAGAACCTTGTCTGGAAGCTCAAAAAACCCTAAATCTATCAGAGTTTGGAGGATAGCATGATGGATAAAGAGACAGCAAGACAGTTTCAACTTATTGTAGATAAACTAGACTCAGATGATATTAGTGTTGCATTTTCTATGTTAAAAGACAGAAGACAGTCTTTAGGTAGACAAATAAAATACAGCTTGAAAGTAGGAGATACAATCACTGTAGATAGTTTGGGCGAAGGAACTATAACAAAAATAAACAGAACAAGATGTGTTGCTAGTTTTGAAAGAGGTAGCTACAATGTTCCGTTTTCACTAATAAGTCAAGGAGGTCAGTAATGGGATACGATGTATATGGATTAAATCCAGCAATGAGAGAGATAGATGAAAATAAATACAAAACATACAACAAGTACAAGGATATGGAGTATGTAGAAAGACAAAAGCTGTTTGATGGAGAGCAAGACTTGCAACGCACATATTATGATGAATGTTGGGCGAGAGAAGCAGAGAATCCTGGTGTATACTTCAGAAATAATGTGTGGTGGTGGCGACCTCTATGGAACTATGTCTGTTGTGAGTGTGATGACTTTCTGGACGGAGAGGACATGAGAGGTGGAGATTCAAATGACGGACATGTTATAACAGAGGATAAGGCTTGTGCTATCGCTAAAAGACTTTTTCAGTTAATTGATGACGGAGAAGTTAAGGGTTATGAGGATTTTCACAAGCAAAGAGCATCTGAAGCTAATGCAGATAATGAGAGGCTCCTTGAAGATGGTGGAGAGAAGTATGGCAAGGGCTGGAACTGGGCTGAATCATATCCATTCAATGTGGAGAATGTTCGTGAGTTTGCTACATTTTGCAGTGAAAGTGGTGGATTCGAGATATGTTAAAAGATGAAACATGGGTATGCAAGTCATGTTGTGCCAGTAATGTACAGGAACAAGTATGGGTTGAGCTTAACTCATATCAAGGGCATAAAGCTACAGTTGTAGATGAGTGTGGCGACCTTTTCTTTTGCCCAGAGTGTGGCTTAAATGTAGAAGTCGTACAGTATTGTGACTTTGCTGTCGAAGATGACACCGAACAAGCAGAAAACAATCGTCTGTCTCAGATTATGTCTGAGGCAGATGTTGCAATGAATAGAAATATAAAAAGACAAACAGAAAGGAGAGATAAGTAATATGACAACAGAAATGTATGATTTATTATACTTAATAGATAGTCTTATCACTATCACATTAAAGGGTGGCTTGATACTTCTTATGCTAAGCTATTGCATTAGAGGATTAACAGTAAGAGTAAAGGAGAAGATAAAATGATTATACTTGCAATCATAATAACAGTAGCAATTATTAGTTATTTAGCAGCACCTAGGCTGTTATTTAGAGATGATAAAACATGGAGGATAGACGATGAGTAAATCAGCAGACTTTATACTAGAGTTCTTAGAAATAGTAGGCAATTCAAGTGAATACAATAAATATAATTGGGATTGGAACAACCTACCAAGTTTTGAGAAAATGTGGGAAATTGTGAATAATAATAGACGAGAAAAGGAATAAATATATAAATAATATAAATATTTCTTGTATGTTACATTTATTTAAAGTAATATAAATAACTAAAATTGAGGTGAAAATAATGGGAAAAAAAGAAACTAACTCATATGTTCTGAATGATATTAATCCAGAACTATGGAAACAGTTCAGACATAAACTGCTTGATGATGATTTAAATATCAAGGAAGGTCTGATACTTTTAATTGAAAGATATGTGGACGGCAACTAGTGAAAAATCCAACCGATAAAATAAAGACAATATATTCCAAATACATTGACTATGAGAACGAGCAGAATCGCATCAATAGGTACGAAGGAAATGAGCATTTTTACCATGCATCTGGAGCAGGTATGTGTTCAAGGAAATTGTACTACCAAAGTGTTGAAAAGATTGAGCCAACAAACCTACCAAACGAAACAAGTAACAGATTGTTAAGACTTGGTACAGTGGTTCATGATGATATTCAAAAATCGCTCGAACTATATAATAATGATATATATAATACCCTTATATATAATAATATATATAATACTAAAGAAAAAGAAAACTATCGTAAAGAAAAAGAAACAACCAAGTTTCACATTGAACAAGAAATTCAACTTGAGCAGTATGGTGTTCGTGGTTTTTATGACTGCGTTATGGAGGATAGTCAAGTCACACTTATAGACTTCAAGACCGCAAACTCGTACTCGTTCAAGCTAAAGTTCGGCAGAATCCCTAAGCCAAATGTTATGACGCATCAAGAGATGCAACTAGGGACTTATGGACTAGCAGTTCAAGAGAAGTTTGGTCGGTTAGATGGTATGTACTTGATGTATTACAATAAAGATACATCAGTTGTCAAAGAAACGAAAGTTCCGTTGACTTTCCTAAAGAAGGCAGAGTCATTTTGGAGCAATATAAACAGAGAACACGAGCGAGGTCTTCCCATGTTTAAGGAAGGTGTTTCACCTGTACAAGATTGGGAGTGTAAGTACTGCCAATTCTATGACCATTGCCGACCACCATTTAGATAAAAGAGAGGTGAAAATGAGTAGTGAAAAAAATGTATTTAATACATTGAATAAAGTGGATGTATCAGAATACACAAAAAAGAAGGGAAAGTTCAGCTATCTTAGTTGGTGCTTTGCCGTCCAAGAGTTGCTGAGGGTTTGCCCTTCTGCGACTTGGGAAGTACATTTGTTTGAGGGTGAGCATAGAACTCAACAACCATACATGGTAACAGATGCTGGATACTTTGTCCAAGTTACTGTTGATGTTGATGGTGTAAAGAGGACTCAAGTGCACCCAGTCCTAGACAATAGGAATCAATCAATAGACGAACCTAATTCTTTTCAGATTAACACATCAATACAGAGATGTTTGGCTAAAGCTATTGCATTGCATGGCTTAGGATTATATATCTTTGCAGGTGAAGATTTACCCGAACCTGATGAGTTAACACAATCAGAGATTGATGAGATAACCAAGTTAGTAAAGGGTGTGACTGACAAAGAAATGGGAGATGATATCCTTAAGGCTGTTGCTAATGGTCAAGTCAATAGCAATAACTATAAGGCATCAATACAACATATAAATAAAATAATAAAAGAACAGAAAGAGGAGAAAAAATGAGTGACATAAATGATGTATTCGATAAAGCAGTATCCTCACCAAGTTTCTTTAATCCTGGGGCATCTGATGCAACCAAGAAGAAGAACGTAGCTAACGTTACTGGTGAGTTTTATGGGCATATGGAGCAAGCAGAGCAAAGAGATGTTGAGTTTACTAGAGATGGTAAAACATTTAAAGCTGTGGTGTTCAACTACAAGTTTACTGTAGATAAACAAAATGAAAAACAAAGCTATGAAGGTGGTCAAAAGGGAGCAGACTACATAGGTAGGACATATAATGCTAATGGTATTTTTAGATTCATAGAGCCAAGTGAAGATGATGACTTTGATTCTAATCAAGGTGGCAACAAAGGATACTTTATGTTCTGCTCAACACTTGGTATTGAGTGTCCCACGAAGAAAGTAACAATAGAGGGTAAAGAGGTAGAGGTTAATGAACTACCACACCTATCTTGTGATGATATAAATGGTCGTGCAGTTATAGCATTTATAGATAAAGGTAAACCATACAATGACAAGAAGACTGGTGAGAAGAGAGTGCCTCACGTTGTCAAGTTTGTTAAAGAGTGGGAAGGTGGAAAGAATAAGGATACAGATGATATCCCTTTCTAAAGATAAGAGGAGAAAAGTAGGGTTGTGGAAGCAAATGAAAATACATTTCTACAGAACATTAGGCATGTCTGGTTTAGACATTGCGAAAAAGGTAGGTGTATCAAAGTCAACTGTTTACCGCCATATAGATAGTTGATGTATAGGCAGGCATGTCACAATCATCCACACGTTCCACAACTACTCCCTGTGGTGTGTCTGCCGAAGTTTTAGGTAATGCCAAGGTGGTGTTACTCGTCGAAAGAGAACTGGGGGTCTTCGGACTCCCACTCTCACTATCACAAAGGAGAGGTGATGTTTATAAGAAAAAAAGGTAAAAAGGTAAGCGAATGGAGACACTTTAGAGAACTGAGTTATCTTGAGCAGGCAATATTATTACTTGGACCATGTCTTTTAATATACATATTGTTGATGATTGTGAGCTGTCATGCATAAAAGTATGTGGGATAAGATAAGGAAGTGGAGACAGAAGTATAACAGTACACCTAATGGTTGGGTGGTTGCTCAGATGATTGGCTCTGAGTACAATGAAAATGACCCTAGGAGAAAGAAACGTGCATAGAAATGAAATGAATATAATAATGAAAAGAATCTTTAATATTGTTTCTGATACGAGAGATGCTGGTCAAAAGGAGTACGCAAGAGATTCAGATAATGTGTTTGCAAACTTTGAGAGAGTAGCATCGTTCACAAATACTTCAAGAGAGAAAGCTCTTCTTACATATATGATTAAGCATATCGATGGATTGTGTGCATATGCTGATGGTCATCGCTCTCAAAGAGAGAATGTAAGAGGTAGGCTTACTGATATTATAGTATATTGTGCGTTGTTTTGGGGAATGGTAGAAGATAACGAAAACACTATAGCAGAAAAGGAGAGTTTAAATGGGTAGAGCAATAAAGATGGAAAATGAACTTGATAGTTTAAAAATGAGAGTTAAAAATATTGAATCAGCATTATCTAAGGTAATAGATGTAGTAGATGCTATGGAAGAAAAAGCTGTGACAACAAAACCAGTCAAAAAGGAGAAGAAGAATGCCAAAAAAGAAAAAGCCAACGATAAAGGAAATGGAGATAGTAACGAGTAACATTATCCATGACCTTCAACTTATAAATCAGAAAGCCGATGCAGCATTCTGGGGACTGAGGAATCTAGTAGAGTTTTTAGGGAAGACAGAAGAGTTTGATAAATGGTTGCAAAAAATAAAAGAAAAAGCTGAAAAGGAGCATAATGAAAGATTTGAGTCTGATAAAGCCTCTGGTGAAGCAGATAGTATCAAGAGCGATAAATGATAATAATTGGGGATTATATCTAAAATCTGACCCTTTAACGAAAGTTCCAATACAAGAGGGGACTTCAATGTTTAAAATTACAGATGTAGATATGGAAGAATTATTAAATGCTATTGAGAATACTGAACTAGAGGATTAATATGATATATGAAGGGAATGTGTTGGACATACTTCCGACACTTGAAAAGGAGACAGTTCAATCTGTGGTAACATCTCCACCATATTGGGGTCTCCGAGATTATGACAATGATGGGCAACTTGGACAGGAGGAGTTACCAGAAGAGTTCATTGAGAAACTTGTAAATATTTTCTCCTTAGTAGGTGATGTCCTAAAACAGGACGGAACCCTTTGGATTAATCTTGGAGACACATATTATGGACCAAAAGGTGGACACTATGATAAGAATAGTATTACCAATGATGATACTGGCACCAAATACAGAGAGAAAAGAAAAGCTCCACCCAAGCATGATTATATTAAAACAGGAGACTTAGTAGGAGTTCCTTGGAAATTTGCTATTGAGATGCAGAAGAAAGGATGGTATCTAAGAAATGATATCATATGGCACAAACCCAACCCTATGCCAGAGGCGGTTAATAATAGGTTGTGTAAATCTCATGAACATATATTCCTATTTACAAAAATAAAAAGTGGGTACTATTTTAATGCAGATGCCATACGCAAGAATGATGTTCGCAAGACTGATGTTTGGTCGATGAACACCTCCTCCTTTGCAGGTGCCCACTTTGCAGTATTCCCAAAAGAATTACCTGCTATATGCATTTTAGCTGGAACAAAAGAAGGAGATGTAGTACTAGACCCATTTATGGGTAGCGGAACCACTGCTTATGTGGCACAAGAATTGAGTAGAAAGTGGATTGGAGTAGAACTAAATCCCGATTACATAAAGATAATCAAAGAAAGAACACAACAACAAACACTGTTTTAGGGGGTTAAATGGAACATATACCTATTGACAATAGGACGGAGAACTCTGTCCTAGGGGGACTTATTACTTATCCAAAATATTATGATAAGGTTGTCCCATACATAGCAACAGATGAAGTCTTTGTACAAACAAGAGCTAGGCGATTGTGGAAAAAGATTTCTAAAATGATTCGAGATAATAAACAGATAGATATGGTAACAATGTGTCAAAGCATAGCAGATGGAGATAGGGGTCAAGGATTAACTCAATCTTATATCGTTGATTGCACATCAGACATTCCTTTGCAAGACATGATTGAAGTTTATGCTAAGACTCTATATGAAAAGTATCTCATACGAATAGTAGTATCAACAACTGATAAGATAAAAGAAGAAGCTCTTAAGAATGGTGATGATGTGTATGGATTATTAACAGAAACACATACAACTATTGGAGAGTTAATATCCATCAATCCATCAGAAGAGTACGATATAGATAACTTGCTTGGAGATACTATTGATAGTTTAAAGAACAAGGAAACCAAGCTAGTTAAAACTGGACTCAAGAAAATAGATTCCTTTGCAGGTGGATTAACTAGGGGTGAGATAACTATTGTAGGTGGAAGACCAGGTCATGGTAAAACTACATTTCTGATTAACTTAGTAAGCAAAATGAGAGGTGAAGGGCATAGATGTATGCTATTTAATAGGGAGTTACCTAATAGTGAGGTGATTAAAAAGCTCATATGTAGGGAATCTAGGCATCTTTCTTATACTATGGTACGTAAGGGTATCTTTTCGGATTTCGAGTTAAATGAGCTTGAAAAAACTAAGAAAGTTATATGTGAAAAATATAATGCTAATGATTTTAAGATGTATGATAACATAAAGAACTTTGCAAAGACAGCAGCAGAGGTAAAGAAATTTAAACCAGATGTCGTATTTGATGACTATATTCAGTTGATTGATGGAGCGGCGATTAGTAAGGATGACAACAGGAGATTGCAATTAGAAAGATTGGTAAATGATTATAAATGGTTAGCTAAAGAAAATGGTTGCGCAGTAATATTAGCATCTCAGCTTAATAGATATTTGGAGGCTAGGGGTAAAGGTGCAAGACCACAATTATCGGACCTTGCTGAGAGTGGAGCGATAGAACAAGTAGCAGAGAATGTATTCTTTGTATACTATGGATATAAAGCATATCCTGATAAGTTTGATGCGACAGAGTTAACAATGGTTGCAAGCAAAGTAAGGTATGGGGAGACTGGAGACTCCGTACTATATTTTGATGGAGACAAGTGTTTAATTGATGACGATAGAATAACAACAGAGGTTACAAATGAGAGCAAGCAAGAAAAGAAAAGTCCCGAGGAACTCCCATTCTAAATTATATATTGGAATAGACCCAGGGAAATCTGGTGCCATAGCATCTTTAAATTCCCATATGAAAGCATGGAAGTGCCCAGACAATGCAAATGATATGCATAGATTGTTTGAGTTGATTACATATGGAGTATCAGGTGCCGAGATTAAGGTTGTAATGGAAAAGGTTTGGGCGAGACCTAACAACGCATCACGAGCAGCATTCAATTACGGAGTTAATTATGGGCAATGGTTGGGTGTTATGGCTGGTTTTGAAATTGAACCAGAGTTAATGCTTCCTGCTAATTGGATGAAGTTTTATGGGATGAAAAAGGGTATGGAATATAAAGACAGAAAGAAATGGTTAAAGGCTAAGGCTCAAGAGCTTTATCCTAAATTAAAAGTAACACTTACAAATGCTGATGCTATCTTAATAGCACATTACTTGAAGGAGAGGGATGTTCACTAAAAAGTTTAAAGATTCAAGAAGTCCTGGTAAATGCAAGTATTGTGGAAAAGGAAAACTTCATTGGTCTTACACTCAATGGGGGTGGTTACTTTTTAATAAAAAGACTGGCAAGCGACATAAGTGCCGATAAAATTAACAGATATCTACGATGCTTTTGGTGAGCTTTCAGTTGTAGATATGAAAGGGAGAATTGTTTCTGTGGATTATGAAGAATTAAAGAAGTTTGACTTGGATTTAGAATTTGGCAAAATTGGAGAGGATTTTACTCAATCCTTGTTTACTGATAACACAATGGTAGAAGTTAAGACAGAACGTGATATATGGAAGAATACAGGTAACATTGCAATTGAAATCAGATGCAATGGAAAACCATCTGGAATATCAACCACTGGTTCGGAGAATTGGGTGCATTTACTTAGTTATGATGGGGAGATAGTAGGTGGATTTATATTCAAGAGAGATTTACTTAGACAGAAAATAAAAGATTTATTAGAACAAAAGAAAGCGAGAATCGTTATGGGTGGTGATTTCGATGCTAGTCAGATGGTTTTGATACCGATAAAGGAATTATTTTCTAATGGTGGATAGGTTGGGGAAGTTAGAGTATTTCTTTCTTAGGCTAGAATCGTTCAGCATTCTTTTTATTTGTCTTGCTTGATATTGGACATGTTTATCTAGAGTTATTGCATCTTGTTCGTACCCTTTTCCGCCTTGTTTTAGGTATCTCAAAAACTCATCTCTTTTAGAAACAGCTCTATTTGATTTTAAATCTTGGACAGATAGATTGTTTAAAGGACTTGTCCATTTTGAAGATGATACTATTTGATTTACTATCTGACGATGTAACTTAGCTAAGAATACTGGCACACCAGATGTTGTATTCCCACTAACAGCTTCATCCATTAAGAAATCATAAGTTACAAATGCCTCTCTCATCACATCTTCTTTGTTGCCAAAATAAATAGCATTTTTTAGATTTCTATAATAAGGAGCTTTCTCACTTGCTTGCTGGCTTCCATTTAATCTAGAGTATCCTTTATCATTCATAAATGAACTTCTAAGTGTTTTAATTCTTTTATCCATAGAATAATGTGGGGACTGTTTATTTATATACTTCTGAAATTGCCCAGCTACAACTACAGACCTAGTAAGCCAATCTTCAAGTGCTTGGTCCCAAGACTTTGTCTTATCAATCCATGCCCATGCATTTTCTCTTGCATTCTGTAAATTCCTAAGTATAATAGGCTCCATTATAGGGATAAAGGACACTTCTCTATCAGATTGCCCAACCCCTAAAGGAGCTGTAAATAATCCACCATATGGACTTATAACTTCACCCACAACTCCAGCAAATTCTCCTCTCCATAAATACTGCATTGCTATATCTAGGTCCGTACTGTGAGAATGTGGAGGTTCAACATCAAAGAAATAATCGTACATATTATATAATGCGTACCCAGAGAGACCATGCCCAATCGCCGCCTTTACAAGTGGCATAATATTACCTTCCATTGCTGGTCTATAAATATTTTTATAACTATCAACAGTTGTTACGTAAGCCATTCTCATAAATAAAGTTGCAGCTCTACCTTCAGGGGATGTTCCCCATAATGGCAATAGTCCTGTCGAAGTACCGCCAGCCGACTTAACATGAGAATAATGCTCTGCTTGGGATAATAGTTCATCAAACCTTGCTCTATCTTTTGCTGTTTTTAGTTTTGTTGTCTCTAGGAATCGAATATCACTATCACTCATTTCAAGTGTCTCATGTAAATATCTTCTTATTCTCTTTTTATTTGCGGATATTTTAAACATTCCATGCTCACCACGAAGTTTTCCTAATAGATTTTGATAATGAAGTTTCCCAGCATGTGATACAACCATTCTATTTACTTGCTCTGTTATACCCATGAGATTCCATTTAAATAAATGCCTAGAGGCAGTTTTCATTACAGAATAACTTTCTCCAGCCTCACGAGCTAATTGCTTTGTTCCATATTCTAGTTGTCCTTTTTCTCGTGCCTCTGCGAACGATTTTATTGGAGATGACAGCACTTTCGCAATCCCAGCCATAGTATTCATTGTCCCATACACAGCTACTGAACGTGGAATTTGAATTAGAACATTCTTTACTCCAGACAATGGAGATGAAAGTCCAGCCATAGCATTTACATTAGTAATAGCTCCAACTGTTTTATAAAAATCTTTTTTAAGTCTATCTCTAGCAGTTCCTTCGAGTCCAAGTTCTCTTTCGATAGTCGCCTTAGCGTACCAAGCCATATCCTTGTCACCGCTCTTTATTAGGTCAAGCTTAGATGCAGCAGTCTCACCTATACCAAATTTTCTTCCTACACTGGTATATTCTGGCATAAATCTTAATACAGCTAGATACTTAGACATGCTGTTAACATACTCTTCTATTGTGTTTTCAAACTTAGTTTCCATTACTCTTATTTTTCGACCATCAGAAGTTTCTTTATATTCAGGAAGAATAACTCCTCTTTCTTTTAAGTAGTTATTAGACATATACATTCTTGACTGTTGAAGAGATTGCCAAATACTATCTTTAACTTCTGCTATAAATTTTGGGTCATTCACATACTCATTTACCTTCTGGTCAAATTTACCCTCACCTCTCTTAAAACCATTTTTAATCGCTTTAGCTTCTGCTGTGGTTTTAATGTTAGCCTCAACCAACTCATTCATAATAT